CGCCTGACATCTCGTCGCTCCACGTCGGTACACTTTCGGTTGCTGACCGAACGCACACCACGAAACCTCGCCTCACCACAGCAAACGGCGTGCTGAGGCGGTCGCATCGCCCTCGTGGTCGCTTGATCCCTTTCGCATGGACATCGTCGACAACCCCGTAGCTGAGATCGCGATGATGCGGCAACGCCGATCACCATCGGGAAGTATGGCTGAGATGGGAGCATCAGGCGAGCGCGGATGAGTTTCTTTTTTGCCAACCCCTGGGGCCTGCTCGCGCTGGCCGCGATTCCCGCGATCGTGGCGATCCACTTCCTGCAGGAGCAGTCTCGCCGCGTGCGGGCGAGCACCCTCTTCCTGCTGGAGCATGCCCGGCCGACGAGCGAGCAGGGCTTTCGCATCGAACGCTTTCACAACTCGCTGCCTTTTTGGATGCAGCTCCTGGCAGCCTCGGCGCTCGCCTGGCTGCTGGCCGAGCCGCGGTGGGTGGGTGCCGAGCCGCGGCAGACGGTGGCCGTTGTGCTCGACAGCTCCGCCTCGATGCAGGCCTTTCGGCAAGCCACGCTCGATGCCCTCGCGAAGCGTCTGCGGGGCTGGGAGGCCTCCGCGAGCCGCACCGACTGGCACCTGCTCGAGACCGGCCCGCGACGGCCGCCCCTCTACGCCGGGCCGTCGCTGGCCAAGCTCCGTGCAGCGGCAGAGGACCGCTGGCAGCCCACCCTCGGCAGCCATTCGTTTACCGACGCGCTTGCTGCCGCTCGGGCCTTGGTTCCGGCTGGCGGCGGTGGCGTGCTGCTTGTCACCGACCGGCCAGCCGACCTGCCGGCCGACGTGGCCGTGCTCTCGGTGGCAGCAGCGATCGACAACGTCGGCTTCTCCGGCGGCCGCGTGGAGACGACCGCCAGCGGCCCCGCCTGGCGGGTGCTGATCACCAACCACAGCAGCTCCGCCCAGACCCGCGAGCTCACCATGCGGGCTGCCGGCAGCGGAGGACGTGCCGACGGGCCGCCGCTCGCCCCGCCGCAGCCGATCGAACTGGCAGCCGGACAGAGCCGCTCCTTCACTGCCGAGTGGCCCGCCGATGGCCCTGAGCGGATCGTGCTCACGCTCAGCGCAGACCGGTTTTCACTCGATGACACGCTGCCGCTGGTCGCGCCTGTGCTGCGGCAGGTTCGGCTGGCCAACCGACTCCAGGGCCCGGCAGGCGAGCTGCTTGTGAAGATGCTCTCCGCGGCCGATGGGGTGGAGCAGGTCGACGAGACTGGCGAGGCCGATCTCGTTGTCGATCGGCTCGGAAGTGAGCCTGCCGCAGATGCCGTGCTGGTGGCCGTGGGCACGGCGACGACGGACGCCGACGACGACGATCCGTCCGAGACGCCGCGGCTCGATCCGGCCTGGGTGGCTGCCGAAGACCACCCGCTCGTCCGTGATCTCGGCTGGGGGAGGCTGCTCTCCGGCCCCGCCGGGGGTGAGCCCCCTCCCCTCCCCCGCCCCCCGGTCGAACAAGTGTTCGAAAAAAGCTCTCCTGGAGCAGCGGAGCTCCGGGCAAAAAACCGAACAGGTGTTCGCATGCCCAAACTGGCACTTATCCACAGGTTATGCACAGGCCCGGCCCGGGCATGCTTGCGCCCGCCCCCGTACGCGTGGGAGAGTTCTCCCGTGGCTAACACCGGCCACCTAACGAACGGAGCAACACATGCCAAGCATCAACTACACGAACATGACCCCCGCACAGGCCCACTTCGCCGGCCGGCTGGACAAGCTACTGGAGCACTCCCAGAACCAAGGGCTCAAGCGCTATGACTGGAAGTTGTCAGCACGCGCCGGGGAGCACCTCGACCTAAACCTCGAGGTGGCCGCGTTTGAGTACATGCCGGTACGCGACATTCTGGCCCCGACTATCTACACCGCGGCCTACATCGAAGGGGAGGAAGTCTGGCGAGTCTGGCCCGCCCGGGAGAGCGTGGAGCGAGCCGGCTACGACTTCGAGACCGGGCACGTCTCACGTCTCTCACGCCCCGGCATCGAGCTACCGGTAACGGACACCGGCCACCCCGTCATGGAGGTCCCCGAGGACTGGAGCGACACCGCGGTTCACGTGGTCCTCGAGCTCTCCGGTTACCACCCCGAGGCCATCCTGAACGAGAAGGAAACGGCGCGGGTCCTTGAGGCCCTCGAGGTGGACCACCCGCACATGGACAGGCTGGCCCTGTGGGTTCATGATGTGGAGGGTCTCATGCCCACTCTCCGGGCGGTCATCGAGAGCGCGGAGGACTGGGCACAGACCGAGGAGCGCCGGCACGAAAACACCTACCCCAGCCGGGAAGAGTTTGCCCGGGAGTGGCTCGATGACAACGAGCACCTCGATAGCTGGCTCATGGACTGCCTCGACCTCGAGCAAGTGGCTGAGGCGCTACTCAGCGACATGACCTTCACGGAGGGCCTGAACGGGGAGGTAAACCTGTATGAGTAAGCCCGGCACCTCATGGCCCCTAGTGTGCGCTGGGCTGGCATACCTAGCCCACCTAACCCACCGGCTCATGGAGGCAGGCTATAGCTGGACCCTGTAGCCCCCCGGAGACCCCGCCACCCCCACCGGTGGCGGGGTTTTCTCATGCCGTGGCGATACGGAACGCCTTTTAGGCCCTAGAACGGCCCCTAACGGCACGAAACCACCACCCCGGCACAATCACACCACCCCGAACTAAAAACCCGTTAGAACGCAATCTACGGCTTCTCTGGGGGTGGTTTACCCCCGGGCCGTGGCCCCCGCTCACGCACGCCCCCACGCACACGCCCGCCACGCGCCCACGCCCCCGGACGCGTCACGCACACGCGCCCGGCACGCACACGCGGGCACACGGGCGCACACACGCGCCACGCGCCCGCATACGCCCGCACACGCCTACGCGCACGCGTACGCATGCACACGCACGCACGGGGGCGCACACGCGCACACACGCCCGCACACACGGGCACGCGCACGCACGTCACGCACGCGTCACGCGCACGTCACGCGGGCACGTACGCGCGTCACGCACGCGAGGCTCCCGGGGGACCCCGACACGCCGGAAACCGGCACCCGCCCGGGAAACTTTTTTTCATGAGTTATCCACAGGGTTATCCACAAGTTCGCGCCTGTGGATAAACCCCTCCCCTAGCGAACGCCCCCTCTCGAGAGTGGTTGACATAACTACAGGCGCACCGGCCGGCCCCGGAACCCGCGCCAGTACTGGGCAGGGGGGCCACTCCCCCGGGGTGGGGTCGCGATTATGTCAACTACCGCCAGACACCCCTCGCCGCCCAGTCGCTTTTTTTTACGCATTTCAAACAAAAAGTGATAGCCTCTTCTCATGCCTAATCCAGCTACGCCGCTTGAGATGAAACGCAAGCTAGGAAACCCCGGTAAGCGCAACCTTCCCGAACCAGCCGAAACAATCGCCGTGCAAGGCGGTTATGTCGAGCCGCATCAAGAACTTGGTGAGGCAGGACAGCAGCTATGGGACAGGGTGTACTCAGCAGGTCAAACATGGGTGGCGCGTACTGACGTAGAAGCGCTCATGATTGTTTGCAAGCAACTTGACCGTCAGGTAGAGCTTGAAGGTTTGCGCCAGCAAGACCCGACTGACTTTCACTTGCTGCGCCAACTACTAGAGCTTGAGAAGGCAATCATGTCTGGCCTTGGTCAGCTTGGCTTCACAGTGGACGCTCGCTCACGCCTCGGCCTTGCCGAAATAAAAGCAGAGTCAATGTTCCAGAAGCTAATGTCTGAGAGGCAGTAGTGTTCAATCCTGCTTGGCTGACTCCCGTACCGGAGGAAGCGCGGAAACGTGGCGATGGAGAGTTCATCGCTAAATTCGCTGACGCATTCGCAACAATCACTAAAGATTCGGTTGCAGGCGGGGCGGGGCAAAAGCTCGAGCTAAGAGATTGGCAGCGTGAGCTACTTACTTATGTCTTTGCTCGCGATGAGGATGGTGGGCTAAGGCACAGAGTGTCCCTATTGGGCCTACCTCGTAAGAACGGGAAGAGTGCACTTGGCTCGCTTATTGCTGCCTTTGCTCTGGTTGACCCTAAAACTAACGGTGGAGAGATTTATTCGGTTGCAGCTGACCGGCAGCAAGCTCGCATTGTGTTTGAAGACACAAAGAAAATGATTCAGAACTCCGAGCTGCGTGAGCATGTCAATGTCTATAGAGACAGCTTGTACACGCCGGCCACTGGTTCGGTCTACCGTGTGCTTTCTGCAGATGCTCCAAGACATGAGGGACTCAGCCCGACACTGATTATCTTTGATGAGCTCCACGCGCAGCCCTCGCGAGACCTCTTTGATGTGCTTTCCTTGGCGCAAGGTGCACGAGGCAAGCTCGCGACCATGGTTGCCATCACAACAGCCGGTGTCAAGACAGAGGCACGCACAGGTAAGGACACAATTGCCTACAGCCTGTACAACTACGGAAAACAGCTGGCAAGGGGGGAAGTCAAGGACGACACCTTCTTTATGGCATGGTGGGAAGCTCCAGCAGAGGCTGACCATCGCAAAATCAGCACTTGGAAGCACGCAAACCCCGGTTTTGATGACATTTGTGCCAAATCTGACTTTGAAAGTGCCGTAAAACGCACCCCAGAGCCCGAATTTCGTACAAAACGATGCAATCAGTGGGTTTCTAGTCAATCTGCATGGCTTCCGACCGGTTCTTGGGACAAATTGATGGCAGAATGCGAGATTTTGCCCGATGACGAGTATGTTTTGGGCTTTGACGGGTCCTACGCGAACGATTCGACCTCAATTGTGGCTTGTACGCTGCCAAAAGACGATGAAAAGCCAAAAGTAGTGCTTGTAAAGAGCTGGGAGAAGGATTTTGACCTCGATGACGCAAATTGGCGCATTCCTATCGAGGAAGTCAAGCAAACAATCGTTGATTTCGTCCAAAATCACCCAAAAGTGCGTGAAATTGCCTGTGACCCTTACAGATGGCAGCAAATGATGCAGGAATTGGCCGAAATGGACTACCCAATCGTTGAATACAAGACAAACATGCTCAATTTGATGATTCCGGCCACTCAAAAGGTGTACGAAGCCGTTACAGAAGAGAAATTTGTCCACGATGGCAACGCATCACTTGCTAGACACATTGACAACTGCATCATAAAGGTGGATGCTAGGGGTCAGCGAGTCACGAAAGAGGCTGGCAACTCAAAAAAGAAGATTGACAACGCTATCGCCTTCATAATTGCCTATGACCGTGCCACGGCAGGTAGAATGGAAGAGATAGTGCCACAAGTATTTGTTTAGGCGGTAATTTTGGCAACAGCACTACAAGTTACAGGGGCAGCCCTAGTAACTCTTGGCGTAACTATTTTATTCGTGCCTGCAGGACTAATTGTAGGTGGGATTTTTTCCATTTTGTTCGGTTTAGCCCTTGAGAGGCGTAGCTAATGCTAAACAAACTTTTTGAATCTCGAGCCGTCAGCTTCCAGACTGTCTGGGGTTCAGGTGACTATGCAGACATTCAGTCAAACTCGGGAACAATTGTAAATTCAGACACAGCTTTTCAAGTAAACGCTATCTTCAGTGCTGTCTCACTGATTTCTGACACAATCTCGACTCTGCCTATTGATGCTTACATCAACAGAGATGGCACTAGCCGTCCTTTCCGTCCTCGCCCAGAATGGGTACAGCGTCCAGACGTAGACACCACCAAAGCAGCCTTCTATGGTGCGGTCATCGTCTCTCTCTTGCTAGAGGGCAACGCATTTATCCGTGTTTACACAGACGACAGAAACGAAATCGTCAACTTGGTTGTCTTGAACCCAATTGATGTTGAAATCAAGAGAAATGGCCTCGGACGCGTAATCTTTGACGTGAAGGGCGAGCCAAGAGCACTTACAAGCGAAGAGGTTGTCTTTATTCCAGATGTTGTTCGCCCCGGACACATTCGTGGAGTCAGCCGCGTTGAGGCACTCAAGGAGAACTTCGGTCTAGCCATTGCATTGCAGAACTATGCAGCTCGCTTCTTTGGTAACGGCACTCAGACCTCTGGAGTACTTGAGGTACCAACCAACCTAACAGCAGAGCAGGCCAAAGCAATGCAGGAAGCTTTCGATAGCCGTCACAGGGGCTGGAGTAGAGCACACAAGACTGCAATCATTACCGGTGGTGCTTCTTACAAGCCGACAAACGTACCCAATGACCAAGCTCAGTTCCTAGACAGTCGCAGAATGGCCGTAGAGGATGTCGCGAGAGCTTTCAACATCCCTCCACATCTTCTGGGCTTGCCGGGGACAACTTCCTATGCTTCGGTCGAGCAGAACAACCTTGCTTGGGTCACGCACTGCATCAGGCCAATCGCAGAGAAGATTGAGACCGCTCTTAGCCCTCTGATGAACCGCTACCCCGGAGGAGAGCGAGCTTACGTAGCTTTCAACCTTGACGGACTGCTTCGTGCTGACATTCAGGCACGCACCACTGCATACAGCACTCTGGTGCAAGCAGGAGTCATGAGTGTGAATGATGTCCGTGTCAGGGAAGACCTAACGCCAATCGATGACGAGTCCGCAAACACCGTGCGCGTGCCTCTTGCCAACGTGAACATTGGTGCTGCCAACTTGCGCGAGCAGACTGAAAAGGTCGACATGGCCACAAAGCTTATTCAGGTCGGCTTTGACCCCGCCGCAGCTCTAGCTGCATTCGGTTTGCCAGCTGTAGACCACACAGGTCTGCCAAGCGTACAGCTGCAATCACCTTTGGACATCGGCTCCGATGATTATGCCGAGGGAGAAGGCGAGACTGATGCTACATAGTGGAAGGTCAAGTATTGGCACAGTAGCAACTCCGATAGATGGCATTTATCAGGGCTACTCAAATCTGACTATCCACAACGATGACAACACCGATGTTGTCTATGTAGGCGGTCCTGATGTAACTCCGTCTACCGGTCTAACACTAAAAAAGGAAGACACCTTGCAATTTGAGTTGGCTCCGCTAGAGCAACTGTTTGTGGTCTCTACAAAGACGGGCCACACAATCAGTTTTCTAAGGCAAACAATTTAGGAGGTATGAGATGCCAAAAGGAATGGGCTATCCAAAGCCTCGTAAGCCAAGGCCAAGACGGAGGTAAGTGTGCCGTACTACATCACAGAAAATAACGAAGACTGCGTTGGCTGGGCAGTCGAGAAGGATGATGGCGAGCTAATGGCTTGTCATAGGACAAAGAAGGAAGCAATCGACCAAATGGTTGCTATCTCATTGTCAGAGGGCATAGAGCCGGGAGGAGAGCGTGCCACAAGAGCAGCGCCCGGCACTCTGGTCATTGGAGACTTCGTTTCTTGGAACTCGTCCGGCGGCCGTGCACGTGGACGTGTCCTTGAGATTGTCGAGGACGGCACAATCAATGTTCCAGACAGCGACTTTTCGGTTACCGGAACACCGGCTGACCCAGCCGCATTGATACTTGTCTATAGACGAACCGATGAAGGTTGGGAGGAAACCGATGTTAGAGTCGGTCACAAGTTCTCCACACTCAGTCAGATAGATGACTTAGAAGCAAACAGAAGAAGTTTTGAAGTAAGAGAAGTCAACCTACGCCCGCCAGCCTACATGCGAGCTGCTGCTCGTCAGGGCCTCAAGTACTACGAGGAAGGGTACGGCGGCGATGGGTTGGTTGATAGAACGATTCGTGAAGCTCGTGCGATGGCACGGGGTTCTGTCACTGCTGACAAGTGGGTTAGGCTGCGGGCTTGGATTGCTCGCCATTTGGCTGATTTGGACAGTCCCGCCGCCAATCCTAATTCAGACGATTATCCTAGTGCTGGCGTAGTGGCCCATCTCCTTTGGGGTTCTGGTCCATCTAAGTCGGCAGCAAGACGCGCTTTGCAGTATGCAGAAGGTGTAGTTGCTAGGATTGAAAAGGAAAATGAAGGACGAGCGAAGGGTGAAGCGTTGTCCAAGATAGAGACACGGGTCAACATCACTGACCTAGAGATTAGAGAGTCAGACGAAGGCATGACCTTCGAAGGCTACGCGGCTGTATTCAACAGCCCCAGTGAGCCTCTGCCATTTGTGGAGCGCATTGCGCCGGGAGCCTTTAGGCACTCGCTCAAGCGTGCCCGTAACGACATCAAGCTGCTGTGGAACCACGACACCGGCTCCGTACTCGGTTCAACCCGTGCTGGCACTCTCAGACTCAATGAAGACACACGCGGATTGCGCGTCTCTGCGGATTTACCCAATACGTCACTAGGGCGCGATACGCGGGAGCTGATAAAGCGAGGCGATGTCGACTCGATGAGCTTCGGCTTCAGCGTGCCTTCAGGTGGAGACGAGTGGAGCTCTGACGGCTCAGAAAGAACTCTAAAGTCTGTCAGGTTGCACGAGGTATCAATTGTCGCGTTCCCTGCGTATCCAGAGACTGCTGGTACAACGGTTGTCCGCGGCCTCGACAAGATTGCTAAGCGGGCCGAGGTTGACGCGGATGCAGTGGCAGATGCGCTGCTGAAGGTCGAAGCCGGCCAAGACATTTCGGTTGACGAAGCAGAAATGCTCCGTAAGATTATCGATGAGGTTTCTCCAAAGGAAGAACCAATGGAGGAAAAGGTTGAGGACACATCCGAAACCGACCAAGCAATGCTCTTGCTAAAGAAGAAAAAGCTCGAGCTACTAATGAAAGGTATCTAATGGCTAAGAGGGACGACATCAAGGCAACAATTCTTGCTGTCGCTGGCAACCCTGAGACAGGTGTTGTAGCTGACCTAGCAGACCGCTGGGCCGATGCAATCGCAAGCCTAGACACTGACGCGCCGTTCAAGCCCAATGCCAAGGATGGCGATGGGGACGGTCTGGTTCAGGATGGCACAAAGCATCAGCGCCCAGTAAAGGAAACCCGCATAACCAAGCCAGAGGAGACTCGCTAGAGTCCTCTGCCAAGCATAGGGTTTCGCCCCCGGGTCATTCTTGGTTCCCGGGGGTTTTTCCTGCTATAGAATTGAAGTAGCGGATGTGAGTCAGCTCTGCCGCGCATCAGTCTGCGTCAGCGCGACTGTTTCCCTGTAAGTAACTATTTAGGAGACTAAATGTCTGAGTTCATCAAGACTCAGCAGGAAATCCGCGCCAACCTCACGGCCGAAATTCGTGAGGTAATTGAGTCTGCAGAAGCAGAAGGACGCGGAATTGACGCTGCTGAGGTCGAAAAGATTGAGCGCATCGAGGCCGACATTACTCGTGCCGATGAGCAAATCGCAATTGCACAGCGTGCAGAGGAGCGCAAGGTTGCAGCATCTGCTGCCGCTAAGGGCTTCGTGCCAGCTGTAGAGGAGCGTAGCGAGGATGCAATCCTTCGCTCTGTTCTAACTGGTGAGTCCCGTTCTGCCAAGTTCGAGAAGCGCCTTCTTGTCAACAGTGACAACACCGTTCCAAAGAGCTTCTACGATGAGGTATTCGCCGTAGCACGTCTCACCGGTCCAATGCTAGATGTTTCGCAGGTAATTGCGACAGCATCGGGCGAGGATTTGACTTTGCCAACACTCACGGCTTATTCAACCGCTACCCTGACCGCAGCCGGTACAGCTCTAACCGAGTCTGACCCAACTTTCGACTCCATCACTCTTGGGGCTTACAAGTACGGCGGCATCATCAAGGTATCGCGTGAGCTAGTTGCAGACGCTGGATTCAACATGCTTGGCTACCTAGCTGAGGAGATTGGAAACGGCATTGGCTTCGGTGTCAACGCTGCCCTCACCACTGGAACTGGCTCCAACCAGCCAAACGGTGTTGTTACAGCTGCTGGTAGCGCCATCACTGGTGGTACTGGAGTCTCCGGTGCATTTACCGCTGACAACCTCATTGACATGCAGTACCAGCTAGACGGCGCAGCTCGCCGCCTTCCCGGTGTTGCATACATGGCACTCGGTTCAAGCATCGGTGCAATGAGGAAGCTCAAGGACGATGCGGGTAACTACCTGTACCAAGTTGGTGTCGGTCAGCCTGACACCTTCGCTGGCTACAACGTCATCGAGAACCCCCACATGAGTGCAACTGGCACTGGAAATAAGTCGGTTCTATTCGGTCACATGCCTTCTTACAAGGTAAGGACCGCTGGCGGCATTCAGATAAGCACAAGCGAAGACTACGCATTCAATGAGGATGTCGTGGCTGTTCGTTACCTGCTCCGCGTTGACGGTGACTTGACCCACGCTGGTCACATCAAGTACTTCAAGGGTGGCGCAAGCTAGTAACTAGCCCTTGAACTAGGTCGAACCCCCCGGTGTTTTGTAGGTTGCATCGGGGGGTTCTTCTATGTAGTGTGTAAGCATGACAACCTACGAACAATTCAACGCAGCAATTTCTTTAGTATCCAACTCTCCCGGTATGCCTACTGGCTATGGTCAGCAGGGGCAGCACCTAGTTGAACGTCTCAAGAGACACGGTTTTGATGTCGCGGTGCAGTCTAACTACGGGCTAGAGGGTCGCATTGACTCGATACCTACAAAGTATGGTGATGTAGCTCACTATCCCCGAGGACACCACCCTTACAGTGCAGATGTTATGAAGACTTATCATCATCACTTTACGGCAGACAAAGGCGATGCCAAAAATGCACTCTTGACTCTTTATGATGTCTGGGTTTACAACGAAGCAGATTTAGAGGGTTTGGATGTCATCAGCTGGACACCTCTGGACCATGTGACGCTTCCACCGGCAGTGGAAAGGTTCTTACGCAAAGAGAATGTGACAACTCTTACGATGTCACCGCATGGGCAGAGACAACTTGAGCAGGCCAAGATTCAGTCAACTTACATACCGCACGCCATAGACACAAAAATAATGAAACCAACTGAAAAGATTCAGGGCTTTGATGTTCGTGAGTTCTACGGCGTAACGGATGAGTTCTTGGTCGGGATGAATGCTGCTAACAAAGCCAATGGCAGCATCCACAGGAAGGCATTTGCCGAGAACCTGCTTGCATTTGCAATGTTCAAGAAAGAGCATCCTGATTCACTGCTTTACATACACACAAACCCAAGCAAAGTGCATGGTGGATTTGGACTAATCAACTTGATTCGGTCAGTTGGCTTGAAAGACAATGACGTAATCTTCCCAGACCCTGAAATCTACAGATTCGGTTACACACAAGAGGACCTAGCTGCTCTTTACAGTGGTATGGATGTGCTTCTCTCGACAAGCTACGGAGAGGGTTTTGGAATCCCGACCATCGAGGCACAGTCATGCGGCACAAGGGTTATCACTAGCAACTTTGCAGCGAGCGCCGACTTAGCATCAGAAGACAGTTGGCTGATTGAAGGGCAGCCGTTCTGGGACGAGGCACAGATGGCTTTCTTCCAGATACCGAGCATCCCACAGACCGTCAAAGCCCTTGGAGAGGCTTATCACGCTGAGCGCGGCCCAAGCAAAACAGCAATAGAGTTTGCAAGCCAGTTTGATGTTGAGCGAGTGTGGAGCTGGTATTGGCTGCCGTTCTTGAGAGGTCAATTCAGTTGATACCGGTCCTTGGCTTTGCCACGCTTAGTAAATTCGACATGGCGCAACGCCTGCTGGACTCAATCGATTATCCGGTAGAGAACTTAGTTATTGTTGATAACTCTGGCAAGAAAGAGTTTGAACCAAAAGTCAATAATGAATTGGTCAAGAATCTATGGCTGCTTAGAGTACCCACTGGCTTGGGCGCAAACGGTGCGTGGAATCTGATTATCAAATCCACCCCGCATGCTCCGTACTGGGTCTTACCTAATGACGACTCGTGGTTTGCTCCCGGAGCTTTAGAAAAGATTGCTACTGAAGTTGACACTTCTGCCTTCAACTTTGTAAGAGTCAATCCAAAGTGGTCTTGCGTGGTGCCCTCAGAGGGAAGTGTGGAGAAAGCCGGTCTTTGGGATGAGGTGTTTCACCCAATCTACTTTGATGATGACGACTATCAATGGCGTATGGAGCAGCTCAAGGTGCCTTTCAACTACATAGATGCTGTAGTGCACCATGACAACTCTTCAACACTTCACAGCGGTTATCAGGCGCAAAATAGCCAGAGCTTCAGAAGAAACCAAAGTATGCTTACAAACAAAAGAGCAGCGCACGATTTAGGGGTACGTGGATGGAATCTAAAAATACGCCGAGAGAACTCATGGGACTAACTGTCTACACCGGTGGGACTTTTGACCTGTTTCACTCCGGACATGTCAACTTTCTTTGGAAATGCAGTCAGCTAGGCGAAGTGATTGTGTCTTTGAACACGGATGAGTTCATTGCAGCGTACAAAGGGAAGCCACCAATTATGTCTTTTGCTGAGAGGGCTGCAGTCCTCGAGTCCTGCCAATGGGTTGACTATGTAACGGAGAACAGCGGCGGTGCTGATAGCAAGGTTGCGATTGATAGATGGCAGCCGGACATTGTTGCGATTGGCTCTGACTGGGCACGCAAGGACTACTACAAGCAAATGCAGTTTGACCAAGACTGGCTTGACGAACGCGGGATAAGCTTGATTTACATTCCTTATACCGGTGGCATTAGCTCAACCGAAGTCAAGAGGAGACTCAAGGTAGACTAGAGACATGGCAATCACTAATGGATACGCGACTCTGGCACAGGTCAAAGCTGCGCTAAGAATTACAGATTCGGTTGACGATGAATTGCTTGAGATGGCTACGGAAGCTGCATCTCGGCAAATTGATTCGCATTGCGAGAGAGTTTTTTACTCGACTAGCGCTACGCGCTACTTTACGCCACAAGACAGCTACTTGTGCCAAACAGACGACATTGTGACCCTGACAAGCCTGCACACTGATTCTCTCGGTGATGGAACCTTTGACATTACATGGGCCAGTACTGACTATCAGCTAGAGCCCTTGAATGGTGTTGCCGGAGGTATAGACACTCCGTATACACAAATTCGCGCTGTTGAGGACTACCTTTTCCCTACTTATAGAGAAGAAGCGACTGTAAAGGTTGTCGGCACATTCGGTTTCTCAGCAATCCCTATTGCAATCAAGCAGGCAACCGTCATTCTTGC